ACCTGCTCCTCCACCACCACCACCTGAAGAGGAAAGTGTGAGGCAACAGCGACAAAGACTTCGTAACGAACAACAAGCTGAGAAAACGAAAAACAAACAAGCTCAGTACGAAGAAAGAGTTGCGGCTTACCAAGGTAGAAGAGGAAGAAGATCACTTCTAACTGGAAGAAGAGGCGGAATGGGATATGAAATTGCATCTAGCTTGATGAGTAATCAAACTTTAGGAGCATAATATTATGGTAGTAGAAGTTAAACCACAGTTGGATGTGAATCCAAATGATGGAGGTGTAAGACAATTACTTACTCGATATAACCACGCTAAAGCTATTAAAGATATGTGGTTACCAACATTCGAGGAATGTTATGAGTTTGCTTTACCTCAAAGAGAAAGTTTTTATACTGAGTCTATTGGTAGAAGAAGATCAGATAGAATCTTTGATGAAACAGCAGTAGTTGGTGTTCAAGAATTTGCATCAAGATTACAAGCTGGTATTGTTCCTAACTATGCAAGATGGGCTGACTTAGTTGCAGGTACAGAAATTCCAAAAGAACAACAAAAAGAAGTTAATCTTAATTTAGATCAAGTAACAGAATATGTATTTGAAATTTTACAGAACTCAAACTTCTCTCAAGAAGTACACGAAACATTTTTAGATATAGCTTTAGGTACTGGATGTTTATTAGTTGAAGAGGGAGATGCAGTACAACCAATTAGATTCAAAGCAATACCATTACCACAAGTAGTTTTAGATTCAGGACACGATGATAGGATAGATCATATCTACAGAAAAAGAACAATCAGATTTAAAGAAATATTAATTGCATATCCTGACGGAAAGTTATCAGAAAAAATGATAATGGATATGGAAAAAAATCCAGACCACGAATGCGAAGTAGTGGAAATGGTTTATAAAAATTATTCCAATACAAAAGAAGATGAACATCATTTCTGCGTAATTGCTCCAATGTATGAACACAAAATATTCGATCAAACATTTAAAGGTTTAGGATCAAATCCATACATAGTTTATAGATGGTCTAAAGTTGCAGGAGAAGTTTACGGAAGAGGACCATTACAATTAGCGTTACCTGCAATTAAAACTTCTAACTTAGTTATAGAATTAATTTTAGAAAATGCACAAATGTCCATCTCAGGAATGTACCAAGTAGAAGATGATGGAGTTATTAATGTCGATAATATTTCTTTGATTCCGGGGACAATCATTCCGAAAGCGGCTGGATCATCAGGACTTCAACCAATCGCACCAGCAGGAAATTTTAATGTAAGCGATTTAGTTTTAAGAGATATGAGAACTAATATTAAAAAAGCATTATACAATGAAATGTTAGGAGTACCGAATGAAAAAACTCCTATGTCTGCAACAGAAGTAGCAGAAAGAATGGCTGACCTTTCAAGACAAATTGGTTCTGCATTCGGAAGATTACAAGCTGAATTAGTTAATCCAGTACTACAAAGAATAATTTATATATTAAAAAAACAAGGAAGAATTAAAATCCCAGTAGTTAATGGTAGAGAAATTAAAATTAAATCTTCTTCTCCATTAGCACAAGCACAACATCAACAAGATGTAGCAACAGTAGATAGATTTTTAGGAATGGTCCAAGCAAGAGTAGGACCACAATTATTAAACATATTAGTTAAACAAGATGAAGTAGCTAAATATGTTGCTAAGAAATTAGGAATACCTGAAGAATTAATTAGATCACAAGAGGAAATGGCAATAGCGGCAGGTCAAATGCAACAAATGATGAACCAAGCCCAAGGTGCTATGGGAGGTCAAGCTAATGGAGCAACACCACCTGCACCACCAACAGAACCCACGCAGTAAAAACAATATGATTTATGTATAAATCCATATTAGTTATATCTGATTTACATATACCTTATCATCACAAAGACAGTTTCGCTTTCCTTAAAGCAATTAAAAAAGAATTTAAACCTGACTACATAGTTAATATTGGCGATCTATTAGATTTTCACGCAATCAATATGCATATGCACGATCCTGATTTATATTCAGCAGGACACGAATTAAAAGCATCAAGAAGATATATTAAAGAATTAGAATCTATATTTCCAAAAATGGTTGAAGTAGATTCAAATCATTCTAGTTTAGTTTATAGAAGAGCATTAAAGTATGGAATGAGTAGAGAATTTTTAAAAGACTATGGAGAATTTTTAGGAACTAAGAAATGGAAGTGGATAGATGATCTAACATTAACAATGTCTAATGGACAAAGATGTTTCTTTACTCACGGAAGATCAGCAGATATTTTAAAAGTTTCTCAAACAATGGGAATGTCAGCAGTACAAGGACACTACCATACAAAATTTGTGATTAGCTGGTGGGCTAATCCTGATAACTTATTTTTTGGTATGAATGTTGGATGTTTAATAAATCAAAAATCTTTAGCTATGTCATATGCAAAAAATTTTAGAACACGCTTTATAGTAGGATGTGGAATAATATTAGGAGGAATACCAAGATTACTTCCTCTTGTATTAGATAAGAAAGGAGATTGGATAGGAAAGATTGTATGATCGAAGATGATAAAATTAACCCAAAGTATTATCAAGCAGGTAAATGCTCTTGTGGTAGAACATTACAAACATATGAATATGTAAAACATTTACCATATGCAGATGCAACTGCAATTAAGTATATCACTAGACATAGGTTAAAAGGTGGCTCAACTGATATTAGAAAAGCTATATGGTTTTTAAAAGCGATATTAAAAGATGAGTATAAGGAAACCGAGTAAACCTATAATTATAGGAGATAAACGATATTATAAATATCTTATAATATGGGAAGATATTGTTGGGGATTCTACATTAACTGATTATAATGATTTCGATCATATGAAATGTGCATTAATTTATACTGAAGCATATATATTTAAGAAAGGTAAAAAGTATCTATACTCATTTGCTAGTTATCAAAATAGTGATGGAGAAGTAGGATTTGGGGATAGGAATATTTACCCTAGAAGTGTAATCAAAAAAGTGATAAGGATATAGAATGAAAGCAGAACAAAATAAACCTTTAATTGGTTTAGATAATTATACACGCAGTCCTGCTGAAGAAGAAAGACTAAATATGGTATTCGTTGAAGCTTTTAATACCGCATCAGGTAAAGAAGTATTAAAATCTCTTAGAGCAATAACTCTTGAGTCTGTTGCTGGAGGAGAAGTATCAAATGAAACATTAAGACATTTAGAGGGGCAAAGATATTTAGTTGGTCTTATTCAAAGACGGATAAATAAAGGTGCAAGTCAAAAAATAATAAAGGAGCAAATAAAATAAAATGGCTGAAGCAGAAACACAAACACAAGAACAACCTCAGGTTCAACCACAAGAACAACCTAAGGAACAACCACAAGAAACACAACCTCAGGAAACTCAACCTGTTCAACAAGAACAAGTTAAAAGAGAAAGACCTGAGTATATTCCTGAAAAGTTTTGGAATAAAGATACTAACGAACCTATCTTAGATGAATTAGGTAAATCATATCTCAATCTTGAAAAATATGTTGGTGGCAAAAAAGAAGAAATGAAAAAAATTGTTGCTGATGAACTTCAAGTTGAAGCACAAAAGAATCGACCTGAAACAAAAGAAAAATATGAATTACCAAAACTTCCTGATGGAGTTACAGAAGACATAGTGAATGCAAATCCTATGACAGAATGGTGGAAAGATTATTGTTGGCAACAATCAGGTAATCAAGAAATGTTCCAAGAGGGAGTTAATAAATATGTTGATATGTATTTAGGTTCTCAAGTTAATGTCGATGAACAAAAACAAAAACTAGGAGAAAATGCTGAAGCAAGAATAGATGCAGTTAATAGTTGGGCATCAACATTTTTTAATCAAGAACAATTCGAAAGTATTGCAGGAACATTAGGGCAAACAGCCGAGGGTATTGAAGCATTAGAAAAAGTAATTGATGCAACAAAACAAAATGTTTCTCGTGCTAACCAAGTTACGCAACCTGAAAGACCTCTAACATTAGCAGATGTTAGAACTATGATGAAAGACAAAAGGTATTATGATTCAAAAGATCGTGATCCTAATTTTGTCAGACGAGTGGATGAAGCATTCAGTCGTTTATATCGTGGCTAATGTTATATGTTGAAAAGACTATACCAGACCATTGTTTTGATTTAGCTCCAAGACTTAAGTCTTTAGACAGGTACGAGATAGCAGTATTAGGGCTTGATCCATTACACGCCTTATTACTGCCATTTCGTTATAACAGACCAAACATCCATACATTTACAATTTTAACGGAACATACCAAAGAAGTAGTAGCTATATTTGGTGTTATACCTACTAAAACTAATCCAAGAGTAGGATATATTTGGTTTCTAGCATCAGATTTATTAGATAAATACTATAGATATTTCCTTAGGGGGAATAAAAGATGGTTAGGATATATGGAAGAACACTTTGATTATCTATGTAATTGGATCATTGAAGAACATACAGTAAGTATCAGATGGTTAAAGTGGCAAGGATTTAATTTTTCTCACGCAACACTTGTAAAAGATGTAAAAATGTTATACTTCTATAAACGAATACATAAAGTATTCAAAAAAGGTACACTGCCTTTATTGAAAGAAATTGGTCCAATTTGGACAACCAAAATTAATCAAGAAAGATAACAGTTTTTTATTAACAACAAACTGACAAGGAGAAAAAGTTATGAGTACATCTATTTCTACTGCGTTTATAAAACAGTTTGAGTCAGAAGTTCATATGGCTTATCAGCGTATGGGTTCGAAACTTAGAAATACTGTTAGGCAGATAAATAATGTTACTGGTAGCCAAGCGAGATTCCAAAAAGTGGGTACAGGTACTGCTGTGTCTAAATCAAGACACGCACAAGTTCCTACTATGGATATTTCGCATAGTACAGTTGATGTTACTTTAGCAGACTACTATGCGGCAGATTATGTCGATAGATTAGACGAGCTAAAAACTAACATTGACGAAAGACAAATACTATCTCAGTCGGCGGCGGCGGCTCTTGGAAGAAAAACAGATTCATTAATTACTACTGTTTTAGATGCTGGTACAAACTCGAACAATGTGGCTCACGGTTCAGCAGGTTTAACACTTGCTAAAGCATTGACGGTTTACGAAGCATTCGGTGGTAGCGATGTTCCTGACGATGGCGGAAGATACTTTGTTGTATCTCCTGCTGGATGGGCTGATTTATTACAAGTAGATCAGTTCTCTCGTGCAGAATACATCGGAGAAGCTGGACTTCCTTATGCTGGCGGTATGACTGCTAAAAGATGGTTATCTTTCACTTGGTTTGTACACTCAGGTCTTTCTAAAGCTAGTACAACTAGAGAATGCCACGCATTTCACAAATCTGCGATTGGTGTTGCTAGTGGTGCAGATATTAGAACTGAGATCAATTACATTCCAGAAAAAGTCAGTAATCTAATCACATCTTATATGTCAATGGGTGCAGTAATGATTGACAATAATGGTGCGGTTAAGGTTCAAATAACAGAATAGGAGATAAATAATATGGCATTTGTAGCGGCAGACTTGAAAAAGGTTGCAGGTGGAGCTGTAGGACTTTGGTACTATTCTTCAACTGACGCAATCGGTACTATAGATGATGCAGACTATTTTCTTGGTGCAACCAACGAACTTAAAGTTAGCGATGTTATAATCGCTGTAGGTGCGACTGGTGGTACTAGAACAGTAGATATGTTAGTGGTCCAAACCAATACTGGTTCGGCATTAACAACTGTATTAGGCACATAGTAATAACTATAAGATTGAGGGGCGGACTTGCGTTTGCCCCTCATTTAAGATAAGAAGAAAAAATGGCTGACAGTAAATTTGATATATGTAGTAAAGCATTAGTATTAGTAGGTGCGAATACAATCGCAAGTTTTACTGAAAGCACAACCGAATCAAAGGTTGCAAGTCAATTATACGAATCAACATTAGAGAATTTATTAACAAGATGCAGATGGAGATTTGCATCCAAACAAGCACAACTAAGTAAAAATAGTGCTGATCCAACAGCAAGATATGAATCTTCATATGCTTTACCATCAGATGCTTTTATTGTTCATACTGTAACAGTAGCAGATGATGTAATTAAATATGATAGATACGGAACAAATATATTTACAAATACATCTTCAACTGATACAGTAATAGCGGATTATACCTTTCAACCATCCGAAAGCGATTTTCCTCCCTACTTTAAACAGACGCTAGTTTTCGAACTAGCGTCTTTGTTTGCAGGAGCAGTCGCAAGAAACGATCAATTATCAGAACTCTATCATAAAAGAGCAATAGCACAGATGGCGATAGCAAAAGCATTAGACGCACAAGCACAAACAACTAGAAGAATTGATGTTGATAGATTTAGAAATGTTAGAAATGTAACAGCATTAAATCGAATAGATGCTAAATCGCCATAGGAAATGAACTATGGCAAGACAAAGAGTACATCAATCTAGTTTCTTACGAGGAGAACTCGATCCCACAATTATATCTCGTGTCGATGTTGCGGCATATGCACAAGGTTTAAAGAAAGCAAGAAATGTTATTCCTTTAAACCAAGGTGGAGTAGAGAGAAGAGGTGGAACTTTATTTAGAGCAGACTTAGGTGCAGTAACTAGATTAGAAACTTTTATTTTTAATTCAAATCAAGAATATATCTTTGCTTTTCAGCATACTGTATTAAAAATTTATTCAACAGCAGGATCATTATTAGCAACATTTACTTCTTGTCCGTGGATTACAGATGATTTGTATGAATTAAATTTTACACAACAAGGAGATACAATGATTATTGTTCACGAAAATATTGTACCTCAAATTGTTACAAGAATAGGATCAACTTCATTTACTAGAGAAGCATTTGGTTTTGAAATGAGTGTTAATGGAGAAAAAACATATCAACCTTATTTTAAATTTGCAAGTGATAGTATTACATTAGATATTAATAATACAACAAAAGGAACAACAGGAGTAACTTGCACAACATCAAGTGCATATTGGACAAGTGCTTATGTAGGTATGATTATAAGATACCACGGAGCAGAATTAACAATTACAGGATATACTTCATCAACTGTAGTAACAGCTACATTAAATGATGAGGTAGAAATAGAATTAGATGATGATCCTCTTGCAAGTAAACAAGGATCAGGTTTAATAACAGTAACTCAAGTAGGACACGGATTTGCAACAGGAGCATCTGTAACTATTGCAGGAGCAGAAGATATTTTTGATGCAGATGGAAACGGATTATCATCAGGAAACTTAAATGGAACATTTACTATAACAGTAGTGGATGACGATCATTGGCAATATACTGCTAGTTCAAGTGATACAGCTACTGAATCTGTAGATGGTGGTGGAGTAAGAGTTATTATTTCAGGACACCCTCCTACAAGAAATTGGGATGAACAAGTATTTTCAGCAGTGAATGGTTATCCAAAAACTGTAACATTTCACGAACAAAGATTATTTTTTGGTGGTGTTACTGGTTTACCTGATGGAATACAAGCAAGTAAAGTAGCAGACTTTTATAACTTTGATGTCGGAGAGTCACAAGATTCTGATTCAGTACAAATACAAATAGCATCAGATCAAATCAATGAGATAAGACATTTAGTTTCAGGAAAATTATTACAAATACTTACAAGTACTTCTGAGTTTTTTTTAAAACCACAAGTATCAAAACCAATTACTCCTACAGATATACAAATTATAAGACAAACAAGTTTAGGTTGCCAATTAAAAGCTATGCCTAGATTGTTTGATGGTGCTACAATTTTTGTTCAAAACAATGGTAAGACAGTAAGAGAATATCTTTATAACGCAGGAACAGAAGAATATACTTCTAATTCTATAAGTTTATTATCTAATCATTTAATAACAAGTCCACAAGATTCAGCCAAGATTACATCTCTCCCTAATCGAACAGAACAATTTTATTTACTTGTTAATTCAGATGGTACAATGGGGATATTTACATCACAACGAGCAGAAAAAATTGCAGGATGGATGTTATGGTCCACAGATGGAACTATTGAATCTGTTGCTTGTACAACTAGCAATATCTATATTGCAGTAAAACGAAACATTAATAGCTCAGATGTTTATTATCTTGAACAATTTGCATCTACAGCTTTTGATCTGCCAACAGATATGACTGTTACTAAAACTATTTCAGGAAGTTATCAACCACACGGAACTCCCTTAGTAAAAGGAGCATTTAGTAGTACTACTACATTTATTGGAGATGGTTTTACAAATGCTCCAAGTCAAGGAGAAACATTTCAGTTTGGAGGAAGTGGTACAACTTATACAATTCAAAGTGTAACTGCTACTGGTACAAGTGGAGAATATACAATCGTTATAAATGCGGCAACATCGCAATCAGATAACACAGCATTACAATTTGTTACATCTAAAGTATTTTCAGGATTAAATACTACTCCTGATATGAGAGGTAAAAAAGTTTATTTTACTTCAGGTTCAACTGAGGGTGGTAGTGTATATTATTACGGATCAGGCACTGTAAGTTCAGGTGGAGTAGTGTCTATTGGAACAGCTATAGCATCTGCTGATATAGGATTAGACTATACAATTACTGTTCATACATTACCAATAGATTCAACAATGCAAAATGGACAACTTACAGGTTATCCTAGAAAAATTGGTAAAGCAGTAGTAGAATTATCTTCAACATTTAATATGACAATAAATACTAATGATGTAGTACTAACAGAAACAACTTTAAATACATCAACTGGATTAACCAGTTTTACAGGAAAGAAAGAGGTTTATGTGTTAGGATATAATTTAGAACCAAATTTAGAAATTACTCAATCAGCACCAGTACCTATGAGATTACTGGGATTAACAACGGAGGTATATTACTAATGTGTGTTCCAGCGGCATTTGTAGCGATGGGTGCAAGTACAACGACTGCGGCAACTCTAGCGGCAGTTTCACAAGTAGGTCTTATTGTTGGTGGTACTATGATGAGTATCAATGCACAAAGACAAGCGGCGGCTTATCAACAAATGCAATATGCGGCTCAACAAAAAGCATATAAAGATCAAGCTGATGCGGCAGAACTTCAAACACTTATGGATGAGAATGATAGAAAAAGAAAATACTTAGCACAAATATCTCAGAATAGAGCATTACTATCTATCTCAGGTACTACAGTAGATTCAGCATCAAATAGAGCATTCTTCGCCGCAGGTAAAGAAGTAGTTAAAAGAGATTTACAAAAAATTAAATTAATGGGTACAGAAAAAAGATTAGCGGCTTTATATGGAAAACAACAAGCTGGATTAGCGGCTTCAGCGGCTGGTTCATCTGCTAAAGCTGGTATCTATGCAACAGCAGGAAGAGGATTAATGACTTCTTATGCATCGGCAAAAGAATTAAAACCTAATTGGTTTACACTTAAAGGTTAATAATGGCTAAATTAAAACAAGAAACAGATCAAATAAGATATTCAGAACAAATCGGTGTTAATCGAGGAGGAGGATTTGCAGTAGCGGCTGATGCACAAATAAGAACAGCTAATGCTTGGGATAATCTTGTAGGTAACTTTGCTAATTTTACTTTACAAGAAACGAAAGAGTGGGGAAAAAAACTAGGAGAAACAACTGCAAAAGAATATGAGTTTGGACAGAAAGAAGTACAATATATAGATGCTGATGGTAAAGAACAAAAACAATTTATTCCTCAAAAATTTACAACACCTGATAGTTTAACAACAGCTACAAGTATAGAAGCATTTGAAAATGATATTTATCTAAAATACCAAAGAGAAGTAGAATCAAGTATTAATGAGATTATATTAGATGAAAGAGATAAAGCTGAAACTGCATATGCAGATAAATTTACATTTGAAGATGTCGTTACTACAAGACTAAAACCTTTATTAGATAATTTAGAACCAACATTTAAACAAGTAACAGAAACATATATCAGAAATAATGTTGGCTCACACGGAAGAATGGTACAAAAAAATCATATCCGATTTAATCAAATGAAAGATAATGTATCTTATAATTCAGAAATTAAATCAGCTAAACTAAATTTAGATAAAGCATTAATATATGGAGATACAACACTTATCACAGAAAATATGAACAAACTCAAAACTGTTATTCAACAGTATTCAGGAAAAAATGTTATAGATGCAATAGCTGGAGGAAAAGAAATAATTAAAAATGCAGAAGCATCTATGAGAGTTTTTAAATTATTTCAACACGATGGACTACATATTGGAGATTACGATACAGCAACTTCAAATGATCTAATTAATAGTATTGATAATTACGAAAAGATTGCAAGTCTTTTACAATACAAAGGACCAAAACAAATTACCATTAAATTAAATAATGGAAATAATGTAATTCTAACCAAAGAGGATATTCAAAAAGCAAGTGGAAATAATCTTGGTGTTATTAATGATGTTAGAATTGCTCTTGCAAATCAAGCAAATATTATGAGTAAAATTGCAAAAGAAAAAACAGAAATAGCAGGTGTAACAAATGCTATGAAACTAAATTATGAAAATGTTAGTACAGGTAATAACCCTACAAAAAATGGATTAAGTCAAAAGGAGTGGGAAAAAAAAGTATATAATTCTACCAATATCCATACAGCTATTAATGATTATAATTCTGATGTAGAAGTTGAACAACAAGTAACACACGAAAATTATATACAAAGTAACGATTTTATTAAATGGATGGTAACAGTTAATGATGCATTACCACCAGTAATAACTGAAAAAATTAATTCTTCATTTGAAAATTATAATCAAGTAGGAATACAAGAATTAAGAGATAGTTCTGTCATAAGATTTTTAACAAACTTTAATCATTCCTTTAAAAC